ACTACAGCTCCCCCCCTCTCGGCCTGTGCGGAGCGTGCTGTCGCGGATGGTGGCTGTCTCGAGGATTCTCCTCTTGATCAGGCCTCATTCCTGGACGCTGTGATGCAGGGCCGTTTGGGGAGCGACCGGGCTATGGCGGTCCTCGGTGTTGTGCAGTCGGCTGGTAAGCCAAGGCCTTTGGCATCTTTTTCTTCGGATACCATTGTGTTGAAGCCACTGCACAAGGCAATTTATGATTGCCTTTCGCGTCGTAAGTGGCTCCTTCGGGGAGAGCTTACGAACCACCGATTGGCCGAGGCCGGCTTTGTCGAGGGGGGCGGCAGTCTTGTTTCCGGTGACTACCGCTCGGCGACCGACAATCTTCCGATCGTCGTGGCAGAGGCTGTCCTGGACGTTGCTGTTTCGAATGCAACTCGAGTCCCGGAGGCCATAGGGGATTATGCTAAACGCATTCTGCGACCGTTTATTTTTCAAGTTCGTTACGATTACTTGAATAATACTGGTGACTGTCCTGCAGATCACCAGTCCAATGCAGATTTTCAAATGCGTGCTTCTCAGCAGATGGGTTCTCTGCTGTCTTTCCCCTTGCTCTGTGTTCAAAATTATATCGCTTTTCGTTGGGTTTGTTTCAAGACTCGTACCCGGTCTAGAAACATCCCAATTTTAATTAACGGCGATGATATTTTGTTTCAGTCAAGTGAGAGCTTTGCCACTTCTTGGATGGAGACTGTGTCGGAGGTGGGGCTTGAGGTTGAACGTACCAAGACTTCAATTTCTCAAGAGTTTGGCTCGCTTAATTCGACCCTGGTTCGTTGGTCGAGTGGGCGTCTTAAAATTGTGCCTACTCTTAGGTTTGGTATGCTCCGTCAACCCGAGTTTCCCCATAACCTCTCGAAGGTCTTCCGTGACTTTGTTTCTGCTGCTCCCCGTAAGGGAGGTGTTAGGTTTATCGCCGCTCGTGAGTGGTTCTCGTGGCAGCGACCCTCTTTCAAGCAAGGCCTTTCGTTGGCCGAACTTGGTTTTGAGGGCTCGCTTGCATGGAGAGCCGCGGGGCGAGAGGGTATCCTCACCTTGCAGAAAAGTCGCTTGTTGACCGGTGAGACTTTAGACAAGACTCTTCCTTCTGTTAAGGACCTACACAACGTCGTGCTTTCCGGCGACAACGTGGTTAAGGTACCAAGTTTGACAAAGGAGGAGGAGCTGGCCTTTGGCCTCGAGGTGGTGGCGTGGAAGTGGACCCTCGCACGCAATGTAAGCATTAGTCGAAAGACTGCTAAGCTCCGTTTTTTTCTGGCGCTCCATAGCGCTAGGTTTTCGGGGCATTATGATGCTTCAATCATTGCGTGTTCTCGAGGGCTTGAGTCCCGCCCGTGGTATCGTCGACGGGCCCCGGAGGAGGTCGACTGGATGGTCGTTTATAAGGAGGCATATCTGAAACCTCGTCCTTCTGTAGAGAAGACGAAGTTCTTTTTTAATTATATGGATAGGTTGCCTTCTTATGAAGAGGTGGACGGGCCGGTGCGTTCCGCACCTGTCCATTCCATACGTGACAAACAAGTCGAGCTGGCTTTACTTGAAGCTCGGCTGTTCGGTCTGCCAGATCAAAAGGATCCTGTCCACCCTGAGGGGTGTGGTTCAGGATTGTCACCCCGTACGTGTTTGTGCGGGGGCCCGATTGGGGACCGGTGTCCGTGTGGAGGCCATTAATCGGCGGCGTGAGCAACGCCGCGGGGGGAACTTAGTAAAAGTCTCGTGGATACGAGTTAGGACGCCCATTCGAGGATGGATGGGTCTTGAGTAGGCGCACAGTGCGCGGTCCATCTAGATAATACTAGTGAGGACCACGTTTGAGGCAGGACAGGGCTTTGTTTCGCCCCATAGCCCCCCAGTCACTCGCCGTCTGCGGAGAGTGTCCAGCCGCCAGTGAGATCACGAGTGCCAAGGCTCGTCTAGTGGACTTGATGCGTCCGATCTTGCATATTGGAGGTTGAAGGGGGGTGCTATTGCAGCTTAAATAATGGAAGTGTCCAGCTGAGTGGTCCGGAAGGCAGGGGGGGTTAACCCCCCGTAAGTTGGCCCCTACTAACGGGGAACCTTCCCAGCAAGGATCTGTGTGGTGAAAGGGATCAGTACGGAGATGAGCGTCGCGCCAGGCGACGAAGCGAGATAATGAAAAGGAAGATGTAGGCGCTTTTCCTGAAAGGCCGAACTCCGGGCGTAGAGCCACTTTCCCCGCGCGCAGCGCG